CAAATAGGTAAAAAACACATAGCAGTAAATATGTCATAGTCACGCCTCGTCATTATCCAGGCTGTATTTCTTAAACCGGATGACCTCAAGGCCGAGCCAGTCATTAACCTCTTTGATGCGTTCCTGCAATGGCGTTAATTCATTGCGCACAAATACCTTGGCGGCCTTCTCAAAGTCACCCACCGACCCGACATTCTCCGGCTTGCCCCCCATCATCTGGTAAGGAATGCGGTGCGCGTCCAGCAGGTCAGCAGCGCTCACCTTTTTGATATTGAAAAAATCATCCTTGGTTGCCACCTCACTGAGCGGCACGATTTTTATGCCGTCGGGCTTGCCGTTCGGGGCGTAGAAAAACAGATTCTTGAAGTTCCCCAGCCCTTTAGAATTACTCATCGCTTGGCGCAGTGCGTCAACGTCGGTGGTGCTCTGTGCGGCGTCGGTCACATACATGATGTAACCGGCGTGCGCGCCATTCTGGTAATACTTGCGGCGGAACAGGGTAGCGGATTCATTCAGCCATGCCGAGTTAAGCGCGCTCAGGTATTCCGGCATCCCATACAGCTCTTGGTTAATATCCGGCTCCAGCAGGTGAAACACGCTGTCCGGGGCGAAACTGTGCGGTTCAACAAAGGATTGCACAAACCAGTACACCCCGCGCTCCACGCCGCGTCGCGTGTATTTGGCCGGGGAGGTGGCGAGTTTCAGCAGCTTGCCGGTGACGCTCAGGCGCTTTTCCAGAAAAGCGTTACCGAACACCAGATAATCCAGCACAAACCGGCTGAAATCCTGCTGAGAAAGCAACGGGTGCGGGAGATAGGTGCTTGCCAGTACGTTACGTTTCACATAAATCGGCGAGCTGTGATGGACGGCGGCGCGCAGGCTTTTTGCCAGCCCGGAGAAGCTGACCGGCGGCTCTATCCATTTACCGTTACCGATGCACTCGGTGTAATCCAGAATATCGCGGCGATCTAGCACGGCTGACGGTTCGCCAAAGGTGAACGCCTGTGTGGTCTGCACCGGCTGTGCTGCTGCCGCTGTGGCTTGCGTCTTGCGGCGGTTGCGCTTACTCATTGGTTAAACTCCAGAATGGTTTTAGACGGCTGGCCGTTGGCGGCGGTGAGTGGCTCGTTTAACAGGGCGTGCATAGCCGCCCACGCCACGTCGGCATGGCTGGCTTCCTCGCTGCGGCTGGCTTCATAGGTGGCGCTGCGCCCGCTGGCGGTCATGGTTTTGCGGATAGCCATAAACGACTTGGTGACGTCGGTGTGGGCGATGTCGTACTCCAGGCGGCCACTGCCAATCGTGTCTTTGGCTTTCAGTACCATGGCGGTCTTGACCTCCGGGCTGTAGCGGATTTCCCGCGCGGCCGGGTAGAACGCCCGCACCAGTTGGAACACCCCCTGACCGATGCCGGTTGCATCGATACCGATGTACTCAACACAGTATTTCTTTGTCAGGGTTTCGATAGCCTCGGCCTGCGCGGCAAAGTCCATGCCTTTCCACTGATGGCGCTCAAGGATGCGGAATTTGCCGCCCGCCACCATCGGCGGGGCCAGCACCACACACCCGGCGCTGTCGCCGGTGTGTGACGGGTCATAACCCACCCACACCGGGCGGTCACCAAAGGGCCGTGCCGCGTAGGGGTTAACGTCCGTCCACTCTTCCAGACTGTCGACCATGCAGACCTGCAACTCTTCGAACGGGAACACCGAGGCTTTATCGTCCACGAATTCACACATAAACAGATTGCGGAAATCGTCGGCGCTGTTTTCACGTTTCAGCGTATCCAGGTCAAACAAATCACAGCCACCGGCGAGCGCGTCCTCAATGGTGACAATCTGCCGCCACTGGCCGTCAGCGCACAATTTGCCTGCGGCTAATGCGCTGTGGCTGATGTCGATCTCCACATGCTCTTTGGTGCTCTTGCGGCCCTTGTTGAACAGTTCGCCCGACCAGAACGGATAGGCACCGTGTCCAAGTGTGGAGGGGGTAGAGAAGTAGGTTGAACGCAGGTGCTTCTGCGAGGCCATGCCGGAGGCGACTTTGCGCAGCTTTTGAAAGTTCGGTATCCAAAAGATTTCATCGACCAACAGGTCACCGTTATGGCTTTGCGCGGTGTTGGAGTTGGTGCCGAGGAAAATCAGCTTTGCGCCGTTATTGCCGAGCACGATCGGGTCACCGGTCAGTTCCACATCAACCAACCGCGCAAACTGGATGATGTATTCCCGGAACACATACGCCTGGGTCTTGCTGGCGGAGAGAAAAATCTGGTTATGGCCGGTTTTCAGGGCGCGCAGCAGCGACTCGCGCGAGAAATAAAACGTTGCGCCAATCTGGCGCGATTTCAGGATGTTGCGGATACGGTGCGCCAGCCCGGCTTTATGCCAGCCGAGCTGGTACTCGAATGACTCGTCGTAAAACACCGCTTCCAGCTTCTCGATCGCCTCCTCGCTGAAATAGTTCTTTTTCGGCTTCTTGCGTTCGCCCTTGTTGCGGTTGGCAACGTTAGGGTTCAGGTCGGCCTCGCTGCCGGTCGCCATATAGCGGTTGACGCGTGCAAGGCGCTCAATCTGGCGGCCCAACAGGTCGATCTCTTTGTAGTCACTGCCGTCTTTTTTGCCCTTCATCACCAGTTGGATCAGCCGCGCTTCGATGCTGGTTTCCACACGGGAGATCGGCGCGATGGCGTCCCATTTCTCCCGCTGTTTCCAGCTCTGCACGGTGGGCGCTTTCTGGTTGAGCATTTCCGAGATCTGCCTGACGGAAAACCCTTGCCAATAGAGCAGGGCGGCTTGTCGTCGTGGGTCGCTCAGGAACGTGGTGTCGGTCTGAATCTGCATGTTGTGCCCTCGTGTCTGTCTTGAGGGCAAGGCTACGCAACCCGCTAGGGCAGTGCGCTAAGGGGCTGTTGTGTCAAGGGTAGTCCGTCGGCCATCGCTGGCCGCGCAGGGGGATGACCGGGAAACTAACCCTGACCTAACTACCTCAACTCAGGACAATGGCCCATGGCAAAAAAAGTATCGAAATGGTTCCGCATCGGTGTCGAGGGTGACACCTGTGACGGGCGTGTGATTGACGGTAACGACATCCAGCAGATGGCCGAGAGCTTTGACCCGCGCGTCTATGGCTGCCGCATCAATCTGGAGCACTTCAAAGGGATTTTCCCCAACGGTGATTTCAAGCGCCTGGGTGATGTGGTCGAGCTGAAAGCCGAGAAGATTGTCGACGATTCCATGCTCAACGGCCAATGGGCGCTGTTCGCCAAAATGACCCCTACCGACGATTTGGTCGCGATGGTGAAGGCGGGCCAGAAAGTTTACACCTCCATGGAGATCCGCCCGAACTTTGCCAACAGTGGTAAATGCTACCTCGTTGGTCTGGCGGTCACCGATGACCCGGCCAGCCTCGGCACGGAATACCTCGAATTCTGCGCCCGCGCCAAAACCAACCCACTCGCAGGCCGCAAAACCGAACCCGGCGATTTGTTCTCGGTTGCCACCTTGGCCGCGCTGGAATTCGAAGACCAGCCCGACACCTTGCTTTCCAGCCTCTCTGACAAAGTGAAAGGCATGTTCAGCCGCAAACAGGTCAGTGATGACGCCCGTTTCACCGATGTGCATGAGGCGGTCACCGCCGTGGTGGAGCAGGTGCAGGCCAACGGCGAGAGCACCGAGCAGCGCTTCTCTCAGCTTGAGCAGGAAATTACCGGGCTGAAAGCCACCGTAGAGGCAGGGCAACAGGCGTTTTCCACCCTGAAAACCAGCCTCGACAGCACCGAAAGCTTTAGCCAGTCGCGTCGACCACCGGCCACCGGTGGCAATGGTGGGGAAAACCTGCTGACCAACTGCTGATAAACCTGACCGGGTCGCGGTGCGTCCCGGCAGAAACCCGAATTGACCGCAACAGGATACCCTGATGAAAAAAGAGACCCGCTTTAAATTTAACGCCTATCTGCAACAGGTCGCCAAGCTCAACGGCATTGACGTCGGTGATATTGGCAACAAGTTCAGCGTGGAGCCGTCGGTCACGCAAACCCTGATGAACACCGTGCAAGAGAACTCCGATTTTCTGACCCGCATCAACATGATGCCGGTGTATGAGCTGAAAGGGGACAAGGTCGGCGTGGGGGTGAATGGCTCCATTGCCAGCACCACGGACACCGACGGCGGCAAAGAGCGTCAGACCGCGGATTTCACCGCGCTGGAAAGCAAGGGCTACGAATGCCAACAGATGAACTTCGACTTCCATCTGCGCTATAAGCAGCTCGATCTGTGGGCGCGCTATCAGGATTTTCAGTTGCGTATCCGCAACGCCATCGTGAAGCGTCAATCGCTCGATTTCATTATGGCCGGGTTCAACGGCATCAAGCGTGCGGCCACCTCTGACCGTAGCAAGAATCCGCTGTTGCAAGACGTGGCCGTCGGCTGGCTGCAAAAGTACCGTGACGAAGCGCCCACCCGCGTCATGAGCAAGGTTATCGGAATGGATGGTGAGGTGGTTTCCAGCGTCATTCGCATCGGCAAGGGCGGGGATTACGCCAACCTTGACGCGTTGGTGATGGATGCGACCAACAACCTGATTGCACCTTGGCATCAGGAATCGCCGGATTTGGTGGTGATTTGTGGCCGTAAGCTGCTGGCAGACAAGTATTTCCCAATTGTGAATCAGGAGCAGGCTAACACCGAGGCGATGGCCGCCGACGTGATTGTCAGCCAGAAACGCATCGGTAACCTGCCCGCCGTGCGCGTGCCGTTCTTCCCGGCCAACGCCATCATGGTCACCAGTCTGGAAAACCTCTCCATCTACTTTATGGATGAGAGCCACCGCCGCCACATGGAGGAGAACGCCAAGCGTGACCGCGTGGAGAACTACGAGTCGATGAACATCGACTATGTGGTGGAGGATTACGCCTTCGGTTGCCTGATTGAAAACATCGAGCTGCTGCCATCGACTCCGACCTCTGGCACGGATGCGGTGAAGGCGCTGGCGGGGGCGCTGATGGCTGAAATGCAAACGGCAGCGGATACGCCAACCCCGGACGATAAACCAGAAGGCGAGGCATAAACCATGACGAGTCCCGCACAGCGACACATGTTGCGGGTCTCGGCCATGGAGGCCGCGCAGCGGGAAGATAACCCGCTGCGCTATGCCACCGGCTACGAGCAAATGCTCGTCAAACTGGCCGCAGACCGCACCAAGCTGAAACAGATTCATTCCAAAGAAACCAAGGCGGTACACAAGCGCGCCATGCTCCCTGCCTATGCGCCGTGGGTGGCCGGTGCGCTGGCAGACGGGCGCGGTGCACAGGATGACATCCTGATGACCGTCATGCAGTGGACGCTTGACGCCGATGACATTCCGGGCGCGCTGGTGATTGCCCGCTATGCCTTGCAGCACCGGCTTGTCACCCCGAACAACAAGCGCCCGACGCCGTATTTATTGGCCGAAGATGTCGCCCTGTCTGCCGAGCGCAGCCGCAAGGCCGGTAAGCCGGTTGCCATCAGCGACTTGCTAGACGCCCTGGCTATGGTGGCTGATGCGGATATGCCAGACGAGGTGCGCGCCAAGCTGCACAAAGTTATTGGTCTGATGCTGAGCGAGGCGGGTGACTTTGCGCAGGCACTGGAGCACCTCAACGAAGCCATGAGAAAAGACCCGAATGCAGGCGTAAAGAAAGACATTCAGCGCTGTGAGAGCGCCCTCAAGCCCAAACCGGCCCCCGTTGCCAAACGAACAACCTCGCGCCCGCGCAAAGCCGCCGCCACACCGGCCAAGCGCGGACGCCCACCCAAGGCGAAAACCATCGCCGGTTAACAGAACGCGCCCCGCGCTGGGCGGCACGATGGCCGAGACTGCCTCCGGGCTTATCAACGCCATCGTCCACCGCCCCCTATTTTTTGAGGTTGTCATGACAACAGTGATTTTGCATAACCCGGTCTCGCAGGATGTGCCGACGGCCATCATTCCGCCACCGGATGAGTGGGAGTCGGTGATTAAAAACACCTTCTTTTTCCCTGACGTCGACCCGAAACGCATCCGCGAGTTGATGCGCATGGAACAGACTGTGACAGCACAGCGCCTGCGCCATGCCATTCAGAACGGTATCGCCGAGACCAATGCCGAGCTGTATCTCTACCGCGAGCAGCAAATGGCCGCCGGGTTCAAGCAGTTGGCAGATGTGCCTGCCGAGGTTATCGACGGGGAAAGTGAGAAGTGTTTTCACTATCTGAGCGCGGTCTGCTCTATGGCAACCGCTGTGCTGTACGAGCGTTATCGCGGCGCGGATGCGAGCGCCAAGGGGGATAAAAAGGCCGATGCCGTTGAGGTGTCGATTGATGAACATTGGCGGGATATGCGCTGGTCAGTCGCACGGCTGCAAGGTAAATCACGCTGCATTGTCGGGCAAATCTGATGAACGTCATTGCGCAGCAGGGTGACACCCTTGACGCATTGTGCTACCGGCACACTGGCCGCACGGCGGGCGTGGTCGAGGCGGTACTGCTGGCAAATCCGGGGTTGGCTGAGGTCGGCATTATCCTGCCGCATGGCACGCGTATCGTGCTACCGGTGATAGACACGGCCCCGGCGTCTGAAACTGTTCAGCTATGGGATTAAGCATGGAGAAAATCACGTCATACCTTGCCTACGCCGTGGCGGTAGGGCTGGCTTGGGTAGGCAACTACTCGGCGCAGGATATCGCGCTGAGTATCGGGGCGGCGGTGGGGGTCGGCACCTTCGCGATCAACTGGTATTACCGCCGCAAAAGCTATCTGTTGCTCAAGCGTGCCGGGGTGCAGCGGGAGGTGATTGATGTCCTCAATCGTTAAGCGTTGCAGTATCGCCGCCGTGCTGGCGTTGGCGGCATTGGTGCCCGACTTTCGCCTGCTCCACACCTCGGCGGAGGGGCTGGCGCTGATTGCCGACCTTGAAGGGTGCCGCCTGAGTCCCTACCAGTGCAGCGCCGGGGTGTGGACATCCGGCATCGGTCACACGGCGGGCGTGGTGCTAACGCGTGACATCACCGAGCGAGAGGCGGCGGCAAACCTTGTCAGCGACGTGCTCAACGTTGAACGGCGTATCGCGGTCTGTGTGTCGGTGGAGATGCCGCAATCGGTCTATGACGCGCTGGTGAGCCTCGCCTTTAACGTCGGCACCGGCGCGGTCTGCCGGTCAACCATGGTGACCTACATTGAGCGCCGTCAGTGGTGGCAGGCGTGTGACCAGCTTTCCCGCTGGGTGTACGTCAACGGTGTGAAGTCTCAGGGGCTGATAAACCGCCGTGTGAGAGAAAACGCGCATTGTTTGAAGGGGGGGCAATGAAAATCCTGATTACCTTGCTGGTGCTGGCCGTGGTGGCCGTGCTGTATATGGCGTGGGATAACCGCGACCTGACGCAATCCCTGTCCGCCGCCACCCAGACTATCGGGCGGCAGGAAAAAGCCCTGAAAGACGCCAATAGCACGCTCACCGCCATGCAAGCCAACGCACGGCGCAATGAGGGGGCGCAGGTGCTTTTACGTCAACAGCGAGACGCTGCCGAGGCACTGGCGACCCGCCGAAATCAAACCATCACGAGGTTACTCAATGAAAATGATGCGCTGCGCCAGTGGTATCAGTCTCCTTTGCCTGACGATATTGTCCGGCTGCACCGACGCCCCGCCTTCGCCACCCCCGACGATTATCTACGCTGGTTGTCCGAGGGTCAGCAGTTGCCCGATGCCGGAGAGCGCCCCGACCACTCACGGGGAACTGAGTGAAGATATCCGCAACCTTGAGCGCGCCCTGGTGAGTTGTGCGCAACAGGTAGAGGTCGTGAAACACTGTCAGGAGTCCTTTGATGCTCAAGCCGAAAAGCCCGAAAAAAGCGCTGAATGATGCGGTGCCGGTACTGAAAGCCAACCCGGACATGCTGCGCATTTTTATCGACAGCGGGGTAATTTCTGCCACGCTGGCCGCCTCACTGTCGTTCGAGAACCGTTACACCCTCAACGTGGTGGTGACGGATTTCCGGGGTGAGCTTGACCTGTTGTTAGTGCCTATCGAGGCATGGTTACGGGAAAATCAGCCCGACATCATGACCACTGATGAGGGTAAGAAACACGGTTTCACCTATATCGCCGACATCAACAACGATGAGAGCCACGATATCAGTATCAGCCTCAAATTGACCGAGCGCACTATCGTCAGGGAGGTTGACCGGGCGCTGCATGTGTCGCATGCCCCGGAACCCCTGCCACCGGTGCCGGTGGTTCGGCCAATGCAGCTCTACATCAACGGCGAACTGGTGAGTGAATGGGATGAATGAGTTCAAGCCCTTTGATGACAGGCTGTCGGGGCTGATTGCCAGCCTGTCACCGGCCAGCCGCCGCCAGATGGCCGCCGAGATTGCCAAGCGGCTACGTGTCAGCCAGCAGCAGCGCATCAAGCGTCAGCAAGCCCCGGATGGCACGCCGTATGCCAGCCGCAAGCACCAACCGATACGCGGCAAAAAAGGGCGGATTAAGCGGGCGATGTTTGCCAAGTTGCGCACTAACCGCTACATGAAGGCCAGCGGCAGCGCCGACGAGGCTGCCGTCGAGTTTCTGGGACGTGTGCAGCGGATTGTGCGGGTGCATCAGGAAGGTCTGCGCGATAAACCAAACCGTCACAGCAAAGACGTGCAGTATGACGCTCGGCCCCTGCTGGGGTTCAGTGAAACAGACCGCCAGATAGTCGAAGAGGTGGTGATTTCCCACCTGGGCGAATAGCCGTCGTTGTATGGCGGGCCATCCTACGGCCCCAGATTGCCGCTAGATCTCCCTAGCGGCATCCTTTCCCTATGCAAACACTCGAAACTCTCTCAGAAATCGCGCGCGCAGTGCGCAACCTCATCCGCATCGGCGTCGTTGTTGAAGTCGATACGGTTAATGCGTTGTGCCGCGTGCAATCCGGTGGCAATACCACCGACTGGCTGCACTGGCTGACCTCCCGCGCCGGGAAGTCGCGCACATGGTGGGCACCCTCTGTCGATGAGCAAGTGCTGCTGTTGGCGCTGGGCGGCGAGATGGATACGGCTTTCGTGCTGCCGGGTATTTATTCCGATGATAACCCGCCGCCGTCAGCCTCGGCGGATGCCTATCACGTCAGTTTTCCTGACGGCGCGGTCATTGAATACGAGCCGAAAACCGGCGCGCTGACGGTCAGCGGGATTAAAACCGCCAACGTGACCGCCTCCGAATCGGCAGTCGTCACGGTGCCGGTGGTGACCGTCAATGCCAGCGAGAAAATCACCCTATCCACGCCGGAGGTGGTCTGCACCAACAAACTGACCACCGCCACGCTGGAAGTGCAACAGGGCGGCGAGATGAAAGGGAATGTCCAGCACTCAGGCGGCGCATTCACGTCGAACGGCGTGCAGGTGGATAACCACGGCCACGGCGGCATCAAGCGCGGCGATGAATGGACAGAGGGCACGAAATGACAGCGCGTTACAACGGCATGAGCCGCGACACCGGCCTCGACATCACCGACCTCGACCACATCCGCCAAAGCGTGCGCGACATTTTGGTCACGCCAGTCGGCTCCCGCGTGATGCGCCGCGATTACGGCTCGTTGCTGTCTGCGCTGATTGACCAGCCGCAGAACCCGGCGGTCAAGTTGCAGGTGATGGCCGCCTGTTACGTGGCAATCCTGAAATGGGAACCGCGCATCAGTCTGACCGCTATCAATTTTGAAAGTCACTTCAACGGCCAGATGGTTGTTGATGTGATTGGCGTGCGCCAAGACACCACCGGCGGCACATTCTCGTTAACCGTTCCCCTGAGCT